TAATAGAAATTACCTATATACTTAATTGATTATGAATCCATTCATAAGTTTTTGTTAAACCAGCCTTTAATGTATATTTTGGTTCCCAATTTAATAGTTTGCGAATTAGAATATTATCTGAATTTCTTCCACGAACACCTTGTGGACCAGATATGTGCTTGATTTGTAATGGCTTATTAGCAATATTCATTACAATATTTGCCAACTGATTAATAGAAACCATTTCTTCAGACCCTATATTAATAGGCATATTATATTCAGACTTCATTAACAATTGTATGGCATCTAAACAATCATCTATATATAGAAAAGATCTTGTTTGATTACCATCACCTATAACTTCAATATAATCCGATGCCAAAGCAACCTTTCGCGATAAGGCTGCAGGAGCTTTCTCTTTTCCTCCAGTATATGTTCCAAGTGGTCCATAAATATTATGAAATCGTGCAATTCTCACATTCAATCCATACTGTAGTTCATATGCCTTATAGAGTCGTTCAGAATATAATTTCTCCCAGCCATATTCTGAATCAGGCGCAGCAGGATATGCTGAATCTTCTGAACACTTAGGATTTTCGGGATCCAGTTGATTATACTCAGGATAAATACATGCAGATGAAGAATAGAATATCTTCTTTACTTTTCTTTCAACTGCAACTTGTAATACATTTAAATTAATTAGAACTGAATTTGTCATAATAGATGCATCATTCAGCTTATTGCCAATATAAGTCATACCCCCCATATCAGCAGCAAGTTGATATAGTTCATCTGCATCTTCAGGAATAACATCTCTCACAACATTAATATCTCTTAGATCTCCTACAGTAAACTTTTCAAATGATAAATCTAAGAAATCATGATTTTTAATATCAACTCCATAAACAGTATTTCCTTGTTCTATAAGTCTTTTACTAAGTTGTCCACCTATAAATCCTCCTGCTCCAAATACTATACATTTTTTATGTTCACTCTTATTCATTTCTTAAATAATAAGATAGATAATTTTTTAAGTTCTTAAATCTAGGTATCGAGCGCATGATTATTAAAAACATGGTGTATATATTTAAAATTACTCTTAATAATTTATAAAAATTGCATACCTGTATGAGGTAAATAAAGAGGCGGATCATCGGTACGTGTTGGTAAATAACATTCCCTTACTTCTGGGTACATTTTAAGTAAAGGTTCTTGTACATACCTATCTGGTTGATGAATTCCAAAAAACTTATCCTTCCAAATTGTATGAAGAGCAAAATGAGAACAATCTTCATCATCTCCTATAGGGTATCCCATTATATAACAACCTTCTGTAAAATATACATCTTCAGGATCTGCTTCCATTTTATTAGTATATTTTATAGTCTTCATTGGAGGCATAGCATCTATAATTTCAAGCATATGTTCTCTTTTTCTTAATGAGAGTCCACCATTAAAATTTCTATAGCGTGGATGAAGTCTTAATATCTTCTCCATTTCTATCCATAAATACTTCTGATTACCACCAATATAGCTCTTATTTTTGTTAATAAAGTAATCTATAGTATATTTTCCAGAAGATATAAGCCACGTATCAGCTTGAAAAGTTAATATCCATTCTCCATATAAATTTTTCCATAAAGACTTATCTTTGAAAAAATCACTATATTCATCATCAATAAAATTATTTACTTCTAATTCACGAACTTCTACATCTTTCCTTACAAGGGGCATCCATTTTGTAGCAAGACCTTTGCCACAATAAAATACAATTTTCCAGGTTGGACCTAGAGTTGTTTGGAAGTTTTCTATAATAGCTGGAAGCTTTTCTAGAAATCTAGGTTCAACAATAAGAGCTGTGTTCTGCATTATTTTATAACTTCATAATACCCTTAAACACCTTATCTCTATAACTAATAATCCAATCACGTTCTTTGAGAATTGGAGCTGGTTCTGATAACTTTGTAAGATTTATTTTTGTAAAATTATATTCATAGACTATTGGAGACTTAAATTTATAGCTATCATTCCAAGAGTGTGGGATAATAAGCTGGCACCCAAAATTAAATGCCATTGGAATTGCTGCACTCATTATATCATTAATATAATCCTTTGTATTGTTATTTTGAAGACATAATACATAATCCGCATTTTTTAATAAGGTTGTCATTGTTTCCACAGATGCGTTTATATATTCTTTAATATTCGAAACATCATCATACTTATAATAAATATAATGGTTAATAATATGAAAATTAATATCATTAAAATTGGTAAAAATTGTTTTTAAATTTTCAGAAGATTTAGGCGTACTATTATATCCAATACATACTACATTAATACTATGATTATTGTTTGTAAAAGTTAGTTTCTCTTCAACTGATTTAATTACTGGATACGTAGGTAAAGCCCAAAATATATTATTATATTTAGTAGCATATCGTGTATTAACATGCACTAATACATTATTGCGACGAATATGCCCTGTCCAATGATCGATACAAATTATTTTATGATTATTACCATATGTCCATTCATCCTTAAAATATGGGTCATCATCTGTTACTAAAAAAATATAATCAAAATTATCAGGTGAGAAAAATGCTGGACTATTCCAAACTATTTTTTTATCAAATATTTTATTATAATAATCTTCCCAATCTAAAAAAGTTGGTGAAAATAATGTAAATTCTAAGTTATTTGAATAACAAAAATCAAATAGATATCCTAACATTTCAAAGTGTCGATCTATTCCCTGAAATATTGCGATTTTAGTCATATTTAATTTTCTATCTATATATTATAATTACTCTTTAATAAAGTGATAGTCTCCATCTGGACCATTATTACAAAAAAGAGGAGTAACTAATTTAAAACCAAGAGATTCCACAAAAGTAATTGATTCATCTGCAAGTGGAGCGCCTTCATTATATTGTTTATGCTGAAATTCAACAATCAAATGTTTACAATTCTTAAGAATTTCTTTAGCTCCCTTCAAAATATCCAATTCACATCCTTGAACATCAATCTTTATTAATTCAGGTAAAGGAAACCCTCGTTCCTTTACAACTGTATCAAGAGTTTTCATTATTTTTTGTACTTTATTTGAATCATTATATAATTCAGATGCCCAGTGGCTACCTATTTCTTTATAATAACTATTTCCGCTAGGATACTCATTATTTTGGTAAAAATCAACGATTTTATTATCAACATCTCCTAAAACATTAATATTATAATCATAACCAGCATATAGAAACTCCGCCTCTTCAATAGCATCAAATAAGACTATTTTACTTTTTGGCCAAATTTTTCTAGTCTCTTTTGTCCAATGTAATACACAGGCACCAATATCATATATTACAGTAGGTTCAAAATTATATTTTGTCTTAATATTTTTTAAATAATTAATATGAACATCTGTCAGATTATCAAGATGATATAATTTGAATAAATGTATTTGTGTATCAGTATATGCCATTTATAAATATTAAATATTTAACTTTAAGTATCTGTAACAAGAAGCTCCCAATCTACATGGCCTGCCATATGAAGAATATATCCTAAATCATATACATTTTTAAGAGCTTCCCTTAAAAGATGTGTATGATCGCGATTATTTAAGAAAGGATATAACAAAAATCTATAAAGAACCCATACCATATTCCATCGTTCATCAAGCCAATACTCTAGACCAAGTTTCATCGCCTCATATCCAATTACTCCCTGGTCCCCATTCTTCTTGTCACCATTTATAATAGCAGGAACATATTTATTATATACATCTTTTAAAAACTGAGCATGATATTTAGGCTGAAATACATATACACCTCCTTGGAACTGATCATCAAATCCATCCGGATATCCATAAGCCTTATAATAATCTTTTCCTGTTGATTGATTTAAGTCTGGTCGCCACCGATTCCAAACCTTCTGTGAAAACTCATATTTAAAAATTTTTCGTTCATTAACACATCCAATTTTCCCTTCAGGAATACCTTCAATCACATCTGGTGCCTGATTAATATTAATGATCATATCTGAATCCATCCATACAAGAAAATCATATTTTAATGTCCAATCATCACTACAAATTAAAAGCTTCTGTAACTGAACTAACTCTACTGGACTACTTCTATCAATTCTCTTATCAGGGAGTTCATCTAAACAATAAAAATCATAATTATACTTTTGTGCGTATGCTCTTAATGATGGAATAAAATAATCATCATAAAAAGCTTTATCACGACCATATGCTAATGTAACTATAGCTTTCGTTACCATTCTATTGTTAGATTAGTCTTTCCATCTTAAACCGGTTACAAGTTTCCCTCCCTTTTGCCAAGCAACATCTTGGAAAAGTGCTTCTCTATATCCGCGTACTTCCTTCTCCGAGAAGCTCGCATCCTTCGCCTTATCCACCATATCCTTAATTGTAATACTCTCATCTTCATCCAATGTAACTTCACTTAAGAGCCACTCAACAAAATGCCGCTCCTTCTCATTCATATCTACTGCGCTGGTCTTCTTGAAGACTCGCTCAGGAAGATTCTGGATCTCTTTTGTCTGATTCTCAAGCTGTCCGCTAGTCCCTAAGGTTACTCGTAACATTTCCTTCACTTGTCCTTCTGATTCTTTCAAAAAGGCTGTTAATTCTGCAAACATCTGCTCCGATCGCTTCTTATGATTTAGTAGAGAAACATAATGTCTTTGTACACTTCCTTGATGATTCTGAAGTAATGCCCTTACAAGTGTTGCTTTTGCCTGAAGTGATTCAATCTCTTGGGTATCTGTTGGGACCGCTTCCTTGCTGGCCTTTGCGACCGATTCAAGAAGAGGACGCAGACTCTGAAGATAGAAGATCTTATCTTGGCGAAGGTGGAAGTTAGAAATATAAACAATACACCGTTTTGCGTCAATGAACTCAATATCAATATCCCCTGCCTTTGTATGACCTGCGATTCCATGACTCAGCGATATCATAATACCCATCGCCATATCCTGATTTTCGCGCATATCCCTATGAAGTTTTTCCACTTCATCCTTTGTAACCATTCGCGAATAATTCTTCACTTCCCAAAGGAACTTCGCACCCTGGTAAGTCATAATATGATCGCCCTTGTGACCCTCCTTCCCTACAGGCGTCAAATCAAATGATGGGTCAGTTCCAAAGGAAGTCTTCAATAGTTCTTCAACAATGTGCTCGCCTTCGCGACCCTTATTTGTGGAGCCAGTTGTTGTCCTAATGAGCTGCTCCTTCAGAGTCTGGAAGCCATCTGTGAGGGACCTTGTAGCAGTTGTAAGCTGAGCTTCTAGGCTGTGGATTCGTGAGTCCTTCTCACGTGCAATCTCCTCTCGGTTTCTGCGCTCTTCTTGGCGAATCCGTTCTTGTTGCTCCGAAGAAGACTGCTCTAAAGTCCGAAGGCGTTTTGCTGTATGTTCAAGCGTTTGGTGGGCCTCATCTCGCTCTTTTCGGATTCGGCTAATCTCTTGGTCACTCGCCTTTTTGATTTGTGCAGTGAGCTCTGTGTGAGTTTCTGATCGTACTTTCGCATAGGCCTCATCCTTCAGAATGCGGCAGCTCTCAGCGCCAAGAGTTAATGCTGTTGCGATGAGGTCTGGTGATGCAGTATGAAAAAATTCAGGAATCTGATAATTAAGGGGTAACTGAAATGTGATAGACTGCGACATTGCTTGCAGTAGTGCCATCTTACTTATAGTACGTCATAAAGGTTTAAGGGGGCTTTGCATATTAATATTGTTCATAGTCGTATGGTGCAGTGGTTAGCACATCGGACTTTGAATCCGGCAACCCCAGTTCGAATCTGGGTATGACTAGTTCTATTTTTAGCTCCTTGTAGGATTTAAAAATACAACAGCTCTAAGGAGCCTAATTATTTTTTTTGGTCATCAAAAAAAAATTGAATTTATTTTTAAGCATATTTCAAAAATGACCCAAATGGCTTGCACTCAGTGTAAACATATCTTGATTGATTACAAAGGCTCGCCACATAATGAGTCGGCATGCCCTTTCGGAACAGCCCTCTTATGTCTCTATTGTAAAGAATCAGGGCATACTATTACAACATGTCCTACGCGAAGACTATATCTCCCTGTAAAAGCAGAAGTAAAAGCAGTTATACCTCCTAAAGCATGTATTAATATTGTTAACGATGATCGTGTGATTGGTGCATTCTTAACAGCCCACGCTATTCAGCGAAGTCAGAAGCCTAAAAAGAACATTGCTCTACTTGAAGAGTATGCTAAAAAACATAAATTAGAGGTATATAGACATTAATTCATAATAAAAAGATTATAAATAAAGTTTTTTATATTATTTAATTCTCTGTAAAAATAGAACAAATGCCTCTTTGGAGCGGACCTTTTCAAGCATTTTCACCAGCAGATATTCCTGGACTTGTTGCGTGGTATGATTCTAATTCTACGGTGCTTTCAAATGACGGAAGAACCGTATTAGGTTTAAGAGATAAATATATATATAGAAACGATTTAATTTCATTCAGAGGAGCAAGTAATATTAGTAACGCGGCTGTTAATTTACTTCCTAATAGTGGAAGTATTACAGCAAATAATGTTGGAAGTAATTTGGTATTTTGTAATGCGGTTATGACAAGTACACGAGGCACATTGGAGTTTCAAAATCAGACAACTGGCGCTACTGTGTTTGTATGTGGAAATATTACAAACACTCTAACAACACAACAAAATATGATAAGTGTTTTTACAAATAATTATTCAAATCCTAGTAGTTTTAGTAACAATCTTACTGTTGGAACTTTTTCATCAGATGGGTTCTTTAGTGCCCAACTAAACACATATGATATGTCTAACACAGGTGGTATATATAGCAATATATATCCAACAAATGTTGTTGCTTGGTATGATCCTAACGGATTTGTTGCTTGTAATGCTTCAGGTATTATACAGAGCTGGTCAAATAAATATACGCGATATTCTGATATAAATCTCGTATCAATCAATAGCAATACACTTACTCTAAGTAATTATTCTGGACCAGGAGCAACAAGCGCAACTCTTTCTAATCTTAGAGTTGTAAATTTTGGATTTACTGCTGCAACTACAAGTGCCAATTCAGCTGCTTTACGAACTGCTAACCAAAATACTAAATATATTATGAGTGCTTTTGCGTGCGTGGTAAATGTAAATAGTAATAATATTCTAAGTAATCTAACTGTTGCAGATCAAAGAGATTATGGTACAAGTCCTGTACCACCAGTAACAACATTATTTTCACCTTGGAACTTAACAACACCAAAACCAACAGGAACAGGTGCAGACTATACACCATATTCATTTAGAACTCCATTTGGAAATCGTGGCACATATGTAAATGGCTTTGATATAATGCACGGTATTACTTGTAATATATCCGCAAATTACGGTAATTTTCCAAATACAACTGGTGCTGTATATGTAAATGGTTCAAATATATATGATAGAACTGCTGAGACAAACTCAGCAGGTCCAACATCTAATAATGCTATAGGAAGTAATTTTGATTTACGTAATAGTTTCAATATATTATTTGTAAGTTTTGGCTCCAATATAAATGCTGGTATAAGTCTTGGATTTAGTAGAGACCCAGCTGGAAATACTTGGTCTACACCAGCAGGATCTAATAGCAGTTTCTATGGACAAATTGGTGATTTTATTGTATTAGGTCCCAATTATACAGCCACAGATAGAACAAATGTAGAAGGATTCTTAGCACAGAAGTATAACTTAACAAGTAAGTTAGCAGCAAATCATCCTTTTAAAACCGGTTATAATATTAGTAATTTTACATCCGCAACAATATTATCAAATCAAATCATAACATCTATTGCGTTCAACAATTGTAATACAGTCCCTGGATTCTACACAACAGGATATCTAAATGGGTTTAATGTATCAAAGAACTCAAATGTCAATATAATGACGACAAACCGTGCTAACTTCAACATGTTCCTCGGTGATAGTTGTAATTATACGGCAAAAGATGGCTTAATACATAACATAAATACTACTATAAAAGAGGTTATTGTATATAATAATCCCCTTTTATCAAATGATGTAAACCGTGTACATAACTACTTGCAAACAAAGTATGGTACCCAACCATTATTTAACAATGGCAGTAATTTTGCTTATTAATTAATATAAGTATTTTTAGAAGAATGCCATATGTCCATAGGGACCAACAGCCATTTTCACCTATAAGTGGTATAAATAAGACCCTTATAGGTTGGTATGATAATTATAATGCAATATATAATGGAATATATCGTAATTTAAGCAATGATCGTATAAATGATAAAAGCGGGCTATTAAATCCAATAGATTTATCTGGAGGCAATATTATTATTGATCCCAATATAGATAAATATACTCTAGCAGATGGAACTATATATAAAACTTTTTCACAAATAAATGCACGCTATAGGCCTAATGGTATTTCTTTCTTTTTTATAGGGGCGTTTGGTTATACATATAGTGCTACAACATTTATAACATTAGATAATTATCGTATACTTTCGATTGATGATAATAATTATATTAATATTGGTGATACGCCTACTTCAAGCCTCATAATAAATGGTAATAATCTTATGCTAATTTCAGGATCTATTGATAATACAGGTCTATATAATATATATATAAACGGAAAATATGCTAGTGTAGGTAATACATTAGATACAAATAATATTACAGGTTCTCAATTATATATTGGAGATATTACAAATTTTTTTAATAGAAATACATTATCTAATATAAATAGTAATATTAATATAAATCTTCCTGATAGTGGGTCCAATATATATCCAAATTCATTAAATACAATTAACGAAATATTAGTATATAATAGTGTACTAAATTCAAATGATATTCAAATTGTGAATCAGTATTTACTAAATAAATGGAATGTAATACCACCTATTACTTATGATATTCAAAATATACCGCATTTAGTTTCATGGTATAATATTAGAGATAGTAATACTTTAATAGAAGTTACACGTTCAAGACAAGTTCGAGTTATAAAAGATATAAGTGGATTAAGTAATTCTATATATGCTCCATCTGACGGAAATAATTCAATTCCTACATTTTCTAGCAATCTTATAAATTTTAGCAATCTAAATACATATTATTCAACACAGTTATTTACTGGAACCGGTAGTATATATGGGTTAACTATTTCTATGGTATTAAGTGCTGCTCCATATAATGGCATAAATCCATATGGCACTATATTAAGTATATCTTCATCTGATATTGATGATATATCAGATATACCAACTATTAATAATACATCATATGGTAATATATATGGGCAGTATAACAATAATTTAGCCGACTATATACCATATGATTTAAGTGGTACAAATATAGGGGTAAATAATACAAATGATATATATATATTAACAGTACAATTTCAAGATTATTTATTATATCAAACATCGCAAATATTTATAAATGGACTTCCAATGTTACAAAATAGTTATATTAATAATAGTTGGATATATAATTCAAAGAATATTAATTATGGAGGGTATACATATAATACTTTACCATATTCATGCGGTATTTCTCTTGGTGAAACACTTATATATAAAAAAATATTAAATTCTGATGAATTAAATACAGTTCATACTCATCTATTTAGTAATTATAATATACAAAGGCCTTCTATAAATAATTATTTATTATGGTTTAATCCTAATAGTAATGTAACTAATGAAACTAATAGTTTTATTACAAGGTGGCGTTCCTTGAATAATACAATAATATTATCAAATACATCAACTGGTTACCCTTTCCTACGCAACTATCCTCAAACCTTTATTGATTTTGATAATGGGTCGTCATCTTATTTAGAAGCGCGAAATACTGGAAATACATTACGAAATATTTCTTCCAACTTTGCAATATATATTGTAACCTCTGTAAATACTGGAGCAATAAATAAGAATGGTTCGCTTTTATATATGGCATCATCAAATGGGTCTTATCTGAATTTTGAATTAATATATAATAATAATAATTCTATATTTCAAATAACAAATTTTAATAATACAGGGTCGCCTAGATCTAATGTTTTATCGTATACGATTATTAATAATATATTACCAACTGTATTTGCAATTAAAATTAATAATACTTTAACAACTAATAATATATCATTTTATAGTATTCCTAATACTAGTTTTAATACACAAGTTATTAATAATCAAACAGCTAGTATAACATTTAATAATATTAATACTATAAGAGTAGGAAGTAACTGTAGAAATAGTATAGGAGATATAATAATTTATAATAGACCGCTAGTTAAAAATGAAGAAGTTAGTATTGTAGCATATTTACAAAATAAATATGCAATGACTACCAAGTTAAAGTTTCCAACAGATTATGATTTTTGGTTTAATCCTAAAGATATTAATGGAAATGATTGGACCGATACTACTTCTAATATAACTCTAAGTTATAACGGTCCTAGTACCGACTTAGTAACTTCTGTTATTGGATGTAATACATATTATTTGGGAAATTCCCTTTATTCGTTCTATAGTTCTTATGAATTTTCTCAATCATATATTAATACAAATCAATATACATATTTTCTTGTATCTTATCCATATATTCCGATAGATACAGTAAATATATTTGGTATATCAAGCGGTAATAGCACAAATGGATATGGAATGTCTACATCATTAACTAAGACCAGAGACATAAATAATACTATAAAATTATATCCTACTAGTTATTATAATGGTGAATCAAATAACCCTGCTGATAATAATCAACTAAATGGTGTAGATGTCACATTAAAAACTTCAACTTATTCTAATGTAAATGGTCCATATATCACATGTATAACATATGATAATCTAAACGCTCCAATAAGTATTAAAACAAAAGGTTCTATATCTGAAACCAATGATTGCCCAAATATGGTGCTAAATAGTTTCGCAGTAGATTCTATTTTAACAATTGGTGGATTTTATTATTATGGTGTAGATTCTAATCAAATTATTAGAAAAGGAGAAAATTTTCAAGGATATATAGGAGATATTATATTTTATACACGATTATTATCGCAATTAGAACAATTACGTGTTATACAATATTTTGATGCAAGAGATTATAGTAGCAATTGGGCGC